GGGCCCCCGAAGGGGCCCTGAGCGCAGTGCAACATCTCCTTCCTGAGATGAGTCGCAGCCTGTATGTTCTACAGGAACCTCACTTGCTACGCGGTAAAACGCGATGTTTGTGAGGACTCTTCGTGTAAATAGCGAAGTTCTGCGGTCCATTGTTGGAAGGAATCAGCAGGAATAGTCCTGCTGGGACCGAAGGAGCTGGTAGCCATGCAGAGACCGGGGTTGCCGGAGAAGAGGATCCGCGCCATCCCATTTACTGGGATTAAGCGAGGGGTTCTCGACTTCGGCACCGACAACCTATTCCCACCGTTTGCTCGTACATCACAGCAATCGGTGACGAATTTGGATGTCAGGAATCTGCAAGGGACACAGGTGACTGTGTCGGAACAGCACCCGAGCTGGAAGAAACGTAAGAAACTTCCTTACTCGGATATTGGTGGTAACTTCTTTACCCAAAAGACATACGTCGAGATGGATTCAGTTCCGTACTCGGCGTCGGGTAGAAAAGTCTACTTGCAGAATGGCATCCCGTGGACATCGGATTGGTTCCGGTACCACGGGTTCATGTTGCCATTTCACCCGTCCGCAGTGACGTTCCCGAGCTACGTGTACAGCAGCAATGCTGTGCTCGATGCTTGGGGCGCCAAGGCGATAGCGGCATGCAAGCCCACCAATTCAATCGCAGACGTCTCCAACTTTCTCGGAGAGACTATCAGGGAGGGTATTCCCAAACTGATAGGGTCCCGCACATGGCGGGACCGTACTCTCACAGCAAAAACTGCTGGTGATGAGTATCTCAATGTCGAGTTTGGTTGGAAGCCACTTGTCAGTGAGATCAACTCCATGGCGGAGGCGATCACTCACGCTGAACTGGTATTAGACCAGTATGAGCGTGACTCTGGCAATGTGGTTCGTCGGCGATTTGAGTTCCCGACCACGGTTTCGTCTACCTCCAAAGTGTTTATGACGGGGGTCAGTGCGTATTCAACGCCTGGCCACTCGCTTAGCACTACGGAGGAGACGGGACAAGGGAGAGTGATAAAAACCACGACAACTAGCCAACGTCGATGGTTTTCTGGCGCGTTTACCTACTACCTCCCTCCAAGAGGGACGGTAAGAGGTGATCTCGCCAGGGCCAAGAAGTTATATGGCCTATCGCTGACTCCAGATGTAATCTGGAATCTAACTCCCTGGAGCTGGGCCGTTGACTGGTTTACAAATGCCGGTGATGTGTTGTCTAACCTCACCGACATGTCAGTCGACGGCTTAGTGATGAGGTACGGGTACATGATGGAACATACCATCGTGAAAGATACCTATACCTTCTCAGGGCCGACCGGTAAGGTCGGTTCCTTGAGACCCATGCCTATGTCGTTGGTCGCTGAGACCAAGATTAGGCGTAGGGCATCGCCCTTTGGGTTCGGACTAACTTGGAGCGGATTGTCTCCGCGCCAGCTGTCCATCGCTGCTGCGCTTGGTATAACTAAGCGTTAGTAGCGGCATGTTGTACATGCGTGTAAAACGCCAATGGGTAGCTCCGGGTAACCGGGGCTCCTAGGAGTGATGCCTATGTCGTTCGCCGATCCGCAAACCGTGACGATTAGCGCTGTCACTACGCCTCTCCCGCGCGTAAGCGTGGGGGATGACGTCAGTGAGTACGCTGCCGCCGACGGGCTTATCCGCATGATCGCTAGCCATGAGTACGGCAAGCGTGTCAGGCGGATGGTGCGCATCGAAACGCAAAAGGTCACCTCGGATCCGTTCCGTCCGAGCGAAAATGTCAAGGTCGGCATGAGTAACTATGTCGTCTTTGACCTTCCGCCGGCCGGATATACGGCTACCGAGGCGCTGGCTGTGTGGACCGGGTTTAAGGCCCAGCTCACCGCCAGCTCTGACCTACTCATCACCAAACTTCTTGGTGGTGAGTCGTAATCAGCGATAAGGGCGTGTCAAGTGACTCATCGGGGATCGAATCCGAAAGGGTTCGACCTCCGACTGTCACTGACCTGAAGTGGACCATCCGTGTGCTTGTCGAGATTTTCTTGCGGAGTAAAATCTTCCGCGAGTTGTCCGACGAGTACGTTAGGAAGGTCCAGTCTGTCCGTAGGGACACATAACCGCGCCTACCGGCGCTCAATCACCGGGAATCCCCGGTAGGAAGGATGGTTCCAATGGAACTCTCCAATCTAAACGGGGATGACCCCCGCACTGCCTACCTCTTCGCCGTGGCACGATTGGCTAACGCCGCGTACACGGCCGAGGCGGTGGGCAAGTTCGTGGGAGTGGTCCAGCTGGTCACGTCGTCGGAACCGACCTTGTTGGTCGTGTCCGATGACAGTGAGCAGCTCACCACCCCTGACGAAGTGATCGATCACATCTATTCGCTGGGCGGGTACGCCTCGAAGGAGGGGATTGAGTTCCACCTCCGCCGGGACGCCGCCATCCTGCGAAAGATGTGAGGCATGTCGTTCCCATTCGGAACGCCGCCGACACGACGTGACGACCACTTTGACCTCCGGATTACGCTCAGCCCTCGGGCTGTAGCATTTCTGGTGGTAGTGGTATCGATCGTCGCTAGGCTCGTTGAGACCGTCGCAGTCCGGTTGATAATTCCGGGCTGTTGACGGTTGCAGACGACGTAGGCTAGGGATGGTAGACCCCCGATAAGGAGGCCGCCATGAAAAGCCTGACGTCACTCTGGTCCTGTACGGCCGAGGAATTGGCCGTACGATGTTGCACGAGCGCCACTCGCGACATAAAAACTGTCGCGAGCCGGGTAGAACACGAGGGGTTATCGTTTTTGGCGATCACCCTGGCGAGCTACGGAACGGCCATCCAAAAATGGCTCGAACGTGGCTTCGTCGACCCTTCGGAGGCTCCTTGGTTCAAACGAGCTAAGGGGCCTCTTACTGGTTTCCCGGCGTTTCTGTCGGGTTTCCTTGGTCGTGTGTTCAACCCTAGTAGTGGCACACTGCTGGATGAGCCGGACATTGAAGCAATCTTTGCTTTGCGTCAGTTAACACTGATGTTTAGCAAGATCGCCCTCCCGGAGGACCCCTTACGGGATCCCCGCCTCGGTAGACGTGTAGTCTCCGAGTTCCGCGAGAGGCGAGCAATGTCCATGTTTGTCCAGACTGAGCAGGATGTTAGGGCCTCAGATGAACGACTAGACTTCCAGTACTTGGAAGATCTTACTCGCATGTCCGAGATGCTTTATGGTGATCTCTTCACCAGGATGGAGGAATCCATCCTTAGTGGGGAGTTGATCCCTAAGCATGGTCCGGGCGCTGTCGCAGATCGCTACAAGGCTAACGCCAAGTGGAATCTGCGAACCTGGACCGCCAGACTCCAGAGTGCTTATATGCACTCGGAAGACTACCTGTATCCAAACATCCTCTATAAGGGGATGGATGGTGATCAGGGTGTTAACATCCTCGAACCCGGTTCGGAGATACCCGTTAGGGTTATCACCGTCCCTAAGACGCTCAAGGCCCCGAGAGTAATTGCAATTGAGCCCGCAGCCGTGCAGTTTGCACAGCAGGCGGTTCTCCGTTGCTTTCTCGACGCTCAACGAGAGGATGGTTTCCTCTCGCGCGTTATCGGAATCCATGACCAGGAGCCTAATCGGCAAATGGCGATGGAGGGATCACTCAGCGGTGATCTCGCTACACTCGATTTGAGTGAAGCTTCAGATAGAGTCTCGAATCAGCATGTACGGGCCATGTTGGCCCATCACCCAATATTGCAACGGGTGGTGGACGCCACACGGTCCCGGAAGGCTGATGTACCTGGGTACGGCGTTATACGCCTCGCCAAGTACGCCTCTATGGGTTCAGCTCTCTGCTTCCCCATCGAGGCGATGGCCTTCTTGGCCATCGCCCTTCTGGGGATTGAAAGGGAGCTCGGTACTCCACTTTCTCGTGAAACGATCGTCAGACGTTTCGCGAGCAGGGTGCGTGTCTTTGGGGATGATATTATTGTCCCCAGAGACCATGTGCTGTCAGTCGTCGACGAACTCCATGTTTTTGGACATGTTGTAAACGTCGACAAGTCCTACTGGACCGGAAGGTTCAGAGAGTCTTGTGGAAAGGAGTATTTTGACGGCCAAGACGTTAGTATCGTCAAGGTTCGCCAAGTGCTCCCAACCCGACTGCAGGACGTGAGCGCAGTAAACAGTGCAGCGAAATTCCGTAACCTGGCCTACTGGGCTGGGTTGTGGAAGACCGCTGCATGGATGGATGACTACCTCAGCCGAATCCTTAATGGATATTGGCCTAACGTAGCTCCAACCTCTGTGCTGCTGGGCAGGGAATCGGCACTGGGTTATCAATTCCAGCGCCTGTGCCCCGATTACCAGAGCCCTCTAACCAGGGGCTACCGACTGGTATCCAAATCCCCGCGAGATCATCTCAACGGGATGGGAGCCCACCTCAAGTGTCTCGTCATGCAAGCTCGCCGTGAGGCAAGCGAGTATGAGTTCGACCCCGAGTCGGACAGCGAGCACTTGGAGCGTTCTGGACGCCCCGAGCGCGTCGACATCAAGCTCGGGTGGTTCTCACCCTTCTAAGGGTGAGGAGGGGAGTTAGATCCCTGTGGGAGATGACATGCGTCATCAACCACCCACATAGACCGGAGATTAGTCGGTCTGATGGGTGGTGACCGGAGGTGCCCGGATGTCCGTTTGGACAGTGCGCACGGCTGAG